TGAGAAAATCACCCAACACAGTTTACATAGGCTATGATCCAAGAGAAGATGTGGCCTACGAAGTTTTAAAGTTTACCATTGAGCGTATTGCTGTTGACAATGTTGACATCAAACCTATTCGCAAAGACGTGATAGAGCGGATGGGTTTGTATAGGCGTACCCACACTGTACAAAATGATCAGATGATTGACGACATAGATGGCAAGCCCTTCTCTACAGAGTTTAGTTTCTCTCGCTTCCTTGTACCTGCTCTGAATATGTATCAGGGCTGGGCTTTGTATATGGACTGTGACATGTATCTGCGTACTGATATCAACGAACTCTTTGAAGAGTACAACATGGATTACTATCCGGCTTACTGTGTTAAGCACAAGTATGAACCTACCGATGAATATAAGATGGATGGTAGGAAACAAGAACATTATCGCAGGAAGAACTGGTCAAGCCTTATTCTGTGGAACTGTGGACATGATCTAAATAAGAAGCTAACGCCTGAAGTAGTCAGCACACAGACAGGATCATGGCTACATGGCTTTGAGTGGTTGCCGGATAAAGACTCTGATATTGGAACAATTCATCAGGAGTGGAACTGGCTTGATGGTCATTCACCGGAAGACATGAAAGCTAAGAACGTACACTTCACCACAGGTGGGCCTTGGTTCAAGGATTGGAAATGTGGTAGAGCAATCGATGGTATGTACGCTTCCGAATGGAACGGAGACTATACCTACCTTGCAGGAAAAGGAATTATTAAACCTTATGAAATTTAAAGTAGTTACAGCTTTTGATGAAAAGCTTTTTAAACAAAACGGACACAAACTTCTAGAGTCTTTCAAAAATAAATGGCACCCTGATTTTGAGTTCCACTGTTATTACTATAACATGGACATCAATAACTATTCTATGCCTAAAGAGAGTAATATCTTCTACCACAATCTGGAAGATGTTGAAGAGTATAGTCAGTTCGTAGCGGATAATAAAGAACACAATGGTACGGAAGGCGGTGCTATAAATTATAGCGAGGCTCTTGATAGCCTTGCTGCTGCACCGAAAGCCTTTGCGATTAGCGAGTGTGCTTTTGATACTGCTAATGCATGGCTTCTCTGGCTGGAACCTCTTAGCCTACCAACAAAAGATATCAGGACATCCACAGTAGAAAGATATCTGAACAAGCAAGCAGATTTTATCTGCATGGAAGATGCGGATTACTTTGCTGCATTTAATCTTTCAAAGCAAACGCCTGTTGATCTTCTTGGTGATCTTAGAGGTGCCTATGTTTCTGGTGAATACCTTAACTATAGAGAGTGGTCAACAACCTTTATTCTGAGCCGATTGCTTACAATCTACAACGCACATGGTTGCAACTTACAGACCTCTGATTCTCTAAGAGAGTTGTTTATTAATCTGGCAGATAAGTCTTCTCAGAACTTTAGAGATAGTTCCGGCAATAGAGTTGTAGCTCTTTCAGAAACAGACACAACCCCTGACATCTTACCAAGCAGGTACAAACAACTTGCAGACTTGGTTCGCTTCTATAAACCTAAGACTGTTCTTGAAACTGGAACTTGGAATGGTGGCCGTGCTTTGGAGATAGCACTTGCTGCGTTTGAAAAGAACGATGCCATTCATTACATTGGCTATGACTTATTTGAAGATGCTACAGCAGAGACAGATGCTGAAGAAAATAATGTGAAGCCTCACAATACTAAGATGGCTGTTGAAAAAAGATTTGAAGAGTTTGCAAATCACATGGAGGTAACTAAGAATAAAAAGTTTACCTATGAATTACATAAAGGTAATGTCCGAGATACTCTGAAATCTAACTATGTAGATGAAGTTGATCTTGCATTTATCGGTAGTGGCAACAGTGAACAAACAGTACGACATGAGTATGATCGTCTAAAGAATGTTCCCATTGTAATCATGGATCACTTCTTTACAAAAGAACGTGGAGATGAAGAGAACCCTGATCCAGATGCTATTCTTATACCTGATGAGAAGCATCAAGGAATTAAGAAAGTCTTTGACTCCGTACCTACAAAGAAGGTACATGCAGAGAAAACTACAGACGATGGCTGGACAGAGTTTGATGAGAGCGTTCCTACTCGTAAGTATGTACTGCCCTCTACTGATAAGGTTCTGCCAGCAGGGCATACACACCTTGCTGTTTTGCTGCATGACGAGACACTGGAAGAGGTGCCGGAAGACTTGAAGCGTGTGCCAATAGTGGTACATCCAAGAGATTCCGTATCAAAAGAATATATTGCCAACAACATTAAGTCTAATCTAAAAGAAATAGACAGTGATAAGTGGGTGAAGAAGCATCCGCCTCATAGAGAAGTTGGCGTGGTTGTTTCAGGTGGACCTTACCTTGATTATAAAGAATTAAAAAAGTTTATCAAGGACAACCCCGGATGTAAAGTACTTACAGTTAAACATGCTCTGCCCGGTTTGATGAAGAACAATATTATACCGTGGGCATGTATTGTTCTTGACCCCCGACCAATCACTAAGAAAAGCACTCACAATATTGTACGTAAAGACTTGTTCAAAGATTTACATAAAGATACTAATTTCTTTGTAGCTTCCATGACTGATCCATCAGTGACTGAACATCTTAAAGAACGTGATGTTAGGCTGTGGGGATGGCACGCCTTTACTGATTCACTAAGAACAGAAGAAGAGCAGGGAGATCAGATAAAGAACCAGCAAGTTAAGCTGAATGAAGAGCTTGGTATTCCGCAGGGAGCAACGCTTATTACTGGTGGTACATGTGCTGCGATGAGAGCTATCGGCCTGTTACATACGATGGGCTTCAGAGACTTACACTTGTTTGGATTTGACTGCTGCCGTGATGAGCCTTCTGACGAAGAGAAGACCGAAACCACTGGTGATCTTGAGGGTGGCGAGACTCCCAAACCCAAATACATACAGGTTAATGTTAAAGACAAAACGTATTGGACAACAGGTGAGCTACTGGCTATGGCCCAAGACTGCGAGAAAGTATTTGCTGATCCCGGTCTTGATGGTGTTCTCTCCTTTCACGGACAGGACACAATGGTAGCTGATCTCTGGAAGATTAAAGAAGATCAAGACTCACGAATTAAATTTAAAGGATACTACAATGCCTGATATTAGTATAGATAACATTAACAGTAGACATAATCCATCAGATGATTATATCAATCTTGTTAAGATGTACGTGGAGAAGCACGATCAGGGAGAGGGTATGTTCAATGGACGTAGCCTTCTAAAGTTTGTAGACCTTATAAAACTATATCTGAAAAACAATAACTGTAAGTCTGTGCTTGACTATGGTTGTGGCAAGGCAGTGCTTTACACTGATAAGTTTTCAGAGATCACCGATGAGATTGACTGTCCCCTTCCTGAGTATTGGGAGTTGGATGAGTGCGAACTCTTTGATCCCGGCTATGAGAAACACAGTAAGCTTCCCATACACAGGAAGGATGCTGTTATCTGTACAGATGTTCTTGAACATGTTGCAGAAGAAGACTTGGGCTGGGTAGTAGAAGAAATATTTTCCTATGCAAAGAAGATTGTGTTTCTAAATGTAGCTTGCTTTGAAGCATTGAAACTGCTACCTGATGGTAGGAATGCTCATATCTCTGTCTTCTCTCCTAATGATTGGATACAAATGTTGGCTGAGAAAAGCAGGAAGTTTAAACATCTAAAAATTTATCTCTTTGCTGATACAATGGAGAATCAAGATACTAAAACTTTTTATACTGAAGGCTACAGGATAGATCAGTATCCCCGTGTAGTTAAATTAAAGAAAGAGGAGGAACAATAATGTATGTATTAGTTGTTGTAGCACTGATGTGGACCAAGGCTGGTTCTGACATCAATATAACTTATCAGAACTTTGATACATCTGTTACGTGTCAGAGTGCAGCGTCTACTTTACAAAAGATTTCTAAACTAAAGAAGGCAATGAATATATATTCCTTCTGTACAAGGAAATAGAACATGGTATTAGGTATTGCAGATTCAGTCATTGGTGTAGCTGGTAAAGTTCTTGACAAGTTTGTTGAAGACAAAGACTTAAAGAAAAAGCTGGAGCATGAGCTTCAGACACAGATGGTATCCTTAGACCTTGCTCAAGCACAGGCGAATATAGAACAGGCCAAACATCCCTCTATCTTCGTCAGCGGAGCAAGACCGGCTATCATGTGGGTATGTTGTTTTGCTTTAGCATGGCAGTTTATTCTTGCACCTATTCTATCTTGGGTTATTGTCACTTGGTATCCTATGGTAACTCTCCCTGTGTTAGAGACTAATGAATTGATCAGTCTGATCATGGCACTTCTTGGGCTTGGCGGTATGCGTACAGCAGAGAAGTGGAAGGGCGTTGCCAGAAGTAATATGAAATAATGCCTCTTAACGAAAAACAAGAGAAGTTTGCAGAGGCTTACGTTCTGCACCGCAATGCAACCGAGGCTGCAAAGTCTGCCGGTTACTCTGCTGCATCAGCAAATAACCAAGGCTACCGTCTTATGCAGATGCAGGAAGTTATAGATCGTGTACATGAACTTGAACAAGAGCTTGAAACAGATGTTAATGTTATAGAAGAAATAGAAAGTCAGTATACCTTTGCCAAAGCAAATGGACATACCAACAGCGCCATCAAAGCACTTGAACTATTGTCACGTATTCGTGGTTCTAATAGTGATAGTAGCTCTTCTATGGATAAGGATACTCTGGAGACTGCTATTGTTGGATGTTTAAATGTATTGGGAGAAGATAAAGTTGTACGCCTTTTATCTAAGTGTGACTTCGCTGGTGCGTTATTTGAAGAAAATGATAGCGATTATGCAGAAGAACCGTCTGAGAGCAGTGAAGAGACAAATTCCGTACTGGTAGAGTAAAAAAGAAGGGCTAGGAGAGCCACTGAGTAGCCTTCTCTAGCCCTTCTGGTAGGCATATAGCCCAGAGGTACTGATTCTTCTGTATGACGCTCCTAGCTCCTTACAGAAGGTTTTACTTTTTTACCTTCTTTTTAGCAGCCTGAAATGCAGTTGCACCAAAGTATGCAGCAACAAGACCGGATAATGCTAGATATGCCATCTCCATCACGTTGGCATTCTCATATCTTTCAGGCCATCCAATGATCGCCACAGTCATAGCAGCCATCATTACAAGAACAACCCAACACATTCTACGTCTGTTAACTTGATATGTTTCTTTATCGGGAATATTATCTTTACTCATTTTGCTATCCTTTCACTTGCTACGGGAGGATGTGATCCATTGTGCATGGCATATAGTCTATCACAATCTTTTTGTAGTCTTTCCACATGCGTAACAATCTCTGCCAGTTGCATATGATCTCTCCTAAGATTTTCAGGACTTGCCATCTTAGCTAAAATATTTATTCTTTGTTCCTGAGTTTCAGTTGCAGTGATTAGCTTGTCACTACGAGCATCCATCTTACGCAGTCGTTGCTCAACATCATCTAGTTTATCTACTAGTTGTTTAATCTGCATCTTGGCTACAGCACTGGCTCCTGCCACACTGAATAAGATACCAGCAATAGTTACGACCAAACGTATGTCGATTCCACCTTCCATACTAACCTCCGTATTATACGTTAGCAGGACCAAGAATTATAGCTGTTAATATTACTGCTGCAAAGTATGCCAGTAAGACACGTCCCGGTCCCGGCATTACTTAATCCTATTCATTAGTGCTTCTTCAAGTTTAGGAAGAAGACGTATACCACAATACCCAACAATGAATGCTAAACCAATCGCAACCTGATGATTAAACTTAAAGTATCCCATAGCTGCTGGAATTAGAAATTCTGCTGCGATCCAACCCACAAGAACTGCAACTAAAATATCTTTAGCAGCACCTAAGTTCCACTTCTTTTGTGTTAATACGTTTGCTACACCGCCACATCCCGAAGCGAAGATACAGCATAGCTTTCCACCGAATGTCATTATTGCCCATTCCATAGTTTAGCCTCCTTTATTATAACTTAGATACTCTTTGGTGGGTAGTTATAGAGATTACGTTCTATTACAGAGCCACCCTTTTTCTTTCCACGGCGTTCTTTCGCTAATTTTTTACGTCTAGCTATTAGGAATTGTTCAGCTTCTTCATCTGTTCTTCTACCAACACGGGTTGGCATTTTCATATATTCAGCATTGGTAGGAGCCTCTTTCCATTTTTCAAGTTCAGATAACATTTTTTTAGCTTCTTCTGAATCTTTAACTGTATAATACCTTCTATTTCCTATAAGCTCATCTACTGGTATTTTGTTTCCTGCTTTATTTCTTAACTGAACATTTACAGGAACTTCCACATTTTTTCCTAAAAAATCTTCAGCAACAAGCATACGATGACGACCTTCATGGTTTGATTTAATAGGCTTCCACCTTAATCCATCCCACTCTAAAGCAATATGTGGAATCCCCAGTTTTTTTCCTTTCCGTGTTACCTCTTTCTTTAAAAATTTAATACTTTCTTTCTTTGGGTTTAATTTTTCAGCATTATCAAAAAATTTAGTTTTTGTCATAGGGATTTCAAAAGAAGAATAGGTATCTCCACTAAATGAGGTATCACCTATAGAATCTTTTTTTCTTGAAAAAAGTTCTGATACTTGTGTTGGTGCTAACTTAGCTTCTCTTGATTTTGGATTAATAGCAGATAACAAAACCCTATCATCGTTAGTTGCATAAATATCTCCACCGTAAGACCAATACTTTGGTTCATCAATACCCGAACCTGAACGGACTACTCTTGGACCCGTATCCCGTACATTTCTTACTACAAGAACTTCTCCCGGTCCTAAATTTTTAGCCTGTCGATCAAATTCAACAAAGTTAAATCCACCTCTGCCATCCACCAAATTGCGACTGACGCTATTGTCGAACTCAATTAATTGTTTTGGTTTAACAATAAACGGAGTTATAAAACCTTTTTCACCTGCATATGTTGCTGCTATATTAGGATTATCACTGAGAAAAGATGCGTATCCTTCGTTGGGCTTTCCTTGTAATATATTTTCTGTATCTTCCGCAGAACGTCTTCTTGAAGAAGAATACGTACCCCTATAAAGAACCACTGGATCACCTTCTGGAGTTTTTAATATACCTTCAAATAAATCTTCATCTATATCTACAGACTTTAAACCTTGTTTTTGTTTTGGTAAATTTTTAGATACTTGTTTTGTTACTTCTTCAGTTCCTTTTTTAGCTCCACTTAAACTTCCGGGAACAAACATCGCAGCCAGAGAGGCCAGAGTACTTAAACCACCTATACCAGCTTCCAACGCCTTACCTTCTGATACAGCTTCTGCTGTCTTCTGTGATTCCACCAAAGCATCCCTAGTATCAGCAGCGGGAGTAAGTTCAGCAGCAAGTGAAGATATGCCCTTCACAGCCGGGGCGGCATGTGGACCAAGAGCATAGCGTGCATCTTCATTAATACCTGTGGTAAGATATTCTCTTAGCTGCTGCCAAGTGCTTCTATTATCCACAGGCTTCTCTTTGATTGCAGACAAGCCTGTATCATCTTCTCCGTGGTAACTACGAAGCATACCCTCCGGGCTTGCAGGATCAGCCATTACTTATAACTCCATAACCACGGACGAGGATGGTGATCCCCATCTTCCATTGTATCAAGGTGCAGGAAGCGGCGTTCATACATGCCACGTTGAGACACACCGATACCCTTGAACTCATGTATGATAGCAAGACGTAG